AAACTCTACACATACGAACTCCGTTGCGACAGAATTGAATACTCTAGCGAACGTATTAACACTGACATTACTGAAATTGATGAAATCGAAGATCAATATAGTTTGTCTACTGCTAATAATGAAAAATTACTTGACGAAGACACCTTCTTATTCTTGCATGAAGACGGGACATTCATTGTCAACGAAGCTGATGTTGTTGTCGCAGCCGAGATTTCAGCCGACAACGAAGAGATTGGTCAGAAAATTATTGACGATGATATTCTAGATTTCTCAGAACAAAACCCATTCTCATTGACAAGGACTTTCTAATATGATGTTCGGACACGACTTCTATCACGGAACACTAAGACGTTACGTAATTATGTTTGGTAATTTGTTTAACGAAATTCAAGTTGACAGATACGATACTGCGGGAACTAAACTTCAAACTGTCAACGTTCCAATTGAGTATGGACCAAAACAAAAGTTTATTCAAAGAGTGACTAGCGATCCTGATTTGAATCGCCATGTTTCTACTACATTACCAAGACTTGGATTTGAGTTTACAAGCATGTCATATGCGCCTCAGCGCAAATTAAACAGCGCACATAAAATAACTAAAGGCGTAAACACTGGCGGATTAGATTTTAACTTCATGCACACACCTGTGCCATATGATTTTAATTTTTCTTTACATGCACTTTTTAGAAACACCGAAGATGGCACACAAATTGTAGAACAGATTGTGCCGTTCTTTACACCAGACTTTACTGTGACAATGAAAATGATTCCAGAGATGGCACTTAACATGGATATTCCAATTGAGTTAAACTCGGTAACTTCATCAGATACATACGAAGGAGATATGGAGTCTCGCAGAATTCAAACGTATCAATTGGATTTCACAGTTAAAGGATATTTATTTGGACCAATCAAGAAGTTCAAGTATATTGTTAGAGAAGACTTAAACACCATTGATGATGGTTCTGCAATTAACAAAGCAATCATATCTACACAAACGTTTACTGGAAACTCTGAGTTCGAAATAACAGAAACACAAACTAATGACAATGGATATAAGCCATAATGAAAAAAACTGTTGATGATAAGTTGAATGACATATTTGATGTGCAGGGTAAGATTGTTGAACAAGCATTACCCGTTATTGTTGAACAACCAAAAAAAGAAGTTGTTTCTGGTGCACCAAATGATGAATCGATTGATGCTGACTATGAATATGCGAGAGAGAATCTAAAGTCATTCATTGAACAAGGCAAAATTGCTATGGAAAATATTATCTTCTTAGCTAAAGAGGGTGAGTCTCCAAGAGCGTATGAAGTTGTTGGTCAGTTGATTAAAACATTGTCAGACACCAACAAAGATTTGTTAGACTTAGGCAAAAAAGTAAAAGACTTGAAGAATAAAAAAGATGAGACACAACAACCACAGCATGTAACAAATGCATTGTTTGTTGGTAGCACAGCAGAGTTACAGAAACTAATTGGTAAGAGATGACAGCGAAATCCTATCTAGGAAATTCTCTTTTAAAAGCATCTGGCGTACCACTCAATTTCACTAAAGAAGAAATTGAAGAATATTTAAGATGTGCTGACGATCCGATATACTTTATTGAAAGTTATTGTAAGATTGTCACGCTAGATCACGGGCTTCAGCCATTCAAACTATATGATTGCCAAAAGAATAAAGTAAAGATTATCCATGAGAATCGTAAAGTCATTCTCATGGAAGGGCGTCAGCAAGGCAAAACAACAACATCAGCGGCTTATATTCTTTGGTACACATTGTTTCAAGGAAGCAAGACTGTAGCGATTCTAGCAAATAAAGCAACAGCCGCTAGAGAAGTTTTGTATCGTTATCAAATCATGTATGAGAATCTTCCTACATGGCTTCAGCAAGGTGTCACTACATGGAACAAAGGTGACATTGCTTTAGAGAATGGCTCAATCGTATTCACAGCCGCAACAAGCGCATCAGGTATTCGTGGTAAGTCAGTTAACTTATTGTACGTTGACGAAGCCGCTATCATACCGAACAATGTAGCAGAACAATTCTTTACCTCAGTTTATCCTACGATTTCTGCTGGTGAAACAACAAAGATTCTGCTAAGTTCTACCCCACTAGGATACAACCACTTCTGGAAGTTCTGGAATGATGCAGAGAACGACAGAAATGGATTTGTCAATCTATTCATTCCGTATTGGGACATTCCTGGTCGTGATGAAAACTGGGCATCTGAACAAAGAAGATTGCTTGGTGAGTTGAAGTTCAATCAAGAGGTTCTCTGTAACTTCTTGGGTTCTAGTCTCACACTCATTGCTTCCGATTCTATTGCACAAATGTCGGCTAGTCCTATTCTTTATCAAAAAGATGGGCTTGATATTTACCAAAGTGTCGAAAAAGATCATGCGTATTGTATTGTTGCAGATACAGCAAAGGGTGTCGGTGGTGACTATTCAGCATTTCAAATATTAGACATAACTAAAATGCCATACAGAATTGTGGGTAAGTACAGAAACAATGAAATCAGCCCACTTCTATATCCATCAGTATTGTACAGAATTGGCAAAGAATACAATGAAGCATACGTTCTAATTGAAATCAATTCTTCAGAGCAAGTTGCAGAGATTCTCTATGCAGAATATGAATATGAGAATATCATTTCTGTTAGCAGAACACCACAAGGTCAAGTTGTCAATGGTGGTTTTGGTGGAAACAAAACACAGCTTGGTGTAATCACAGATAAGAAAGTTAAACGCATTGGATGCTCTAACTTCAAGTCATTGGTCGAAGAGAAAAAACTTATTATCAATGATGCTGATACTATCTCTGAAATTTCAACATTTATTGAAAAAAGAAACAGCTATTCTGCTGACGAAGGATATCACGATGACTTAGTTATGCCTCTAGTGCTATTTTCGTGGCTGACAACAAACTCATACTTTAAAGAGTTGACAAATATTAACATACGAAAAGAACTGTATGATGCAAGAATCAAAATGATTGAAGAGGAAGTCACTCCTTTTGGATTTATAAATAATGGTGACGAAGAAAATCAATTAGTTGATGCAGGTGGGCAAGTTTGGCAAGTAGAAAACTATCGCAAATCTGATTTTTTATAAATAAATTAAACAAACCTAACATCAAAACATCATTATAACAAGGAGAATTCAATGGCTATAAGTCTAATTTCACCAGGAATCAAGATCACCGAAACAGATTTGGTGTCTTCCTCACAGTCAGTATCTTCAACCTCTGGCGGATTTTCTGGTCAGTTTCGTTGGGGTCCTATCGATAAAGCTACACAAGTTACTAATGAAACTGAATTAGTAAATCAATTTGGTAAACCAAATGCAACTAACGCAGTTGACTTTTTGTCAGCCGCTAACTTCTTGGGCTACTCTGGCTCATTGTTCGTAGTTCGTAGCGCAAACACAGCGTTGAATGCTACAGCAGAAGCAACAACTGGTTCAGGCACAGCAGGTACTGGTACATCTATTAAGAACGATGACGTATACATTAATACAACATCATTTAACGTTGGTCCATGGGCCGCTCGTTATTCTGGCGCATTAGGAAACGCACTTAAAGTTTCTGTTTGCCCAAGTTCGGCCGCTTACACTAGCGCATTAACTGGAACATTTACTGTATCAGCAGGTTCTACAACAGTTACTGGTTCTGGATCGGCTGCAAATACACAAATGCAAGTTGGCGATTTCATTGTATTGGGTGGTCGCACATCTAAAGTTGTTGCAATTGCTAACGCAACATCATTTACATTAGAATCTGCACACTTAACTGGTGCTTCTGGTGCTTCAGCAACCCGCCGTTGGGAATTCTTTAGTGAGTTTGATTCTGCACCAGGAACATCTACAAACGGTGCCGCATTAGGTGCATCTGGTGATGAATTGCACGTTGTTGTTCAAGACAGAACAGGTGATATCACAGGTACAGCAAATACAGTTTTAGAGAAATTTGGTTATCTTTCTAAGGGTTCAAATGCTAAAGCTGATGCTGGTGGTAGCAACTACTACAAAGATATAATTAATGATCGTTCTAATTATGTTTGGTGGGCTGCCCACGACAATGCTGGCTCTAATTGGGGTAACACATTAGCTGGCACAACTTACACAGCAGTAAGCACACCTAAGACATATTCTTTGGCTGGTGGTTCTGATGGTAACGCATTGACAGATGGCGATAGATCAACATCTTTTGTTTTGCTTGCAAACAAACAAGAAGTGCCAGCATCTATCATTGTAACTGGTCAAGCAAATGCTACAGTAGCAAACAGAATTATTGCTGACGTTGCTGAAGTTAGAAAAGACGTTGTTGTTTGTGTATCACCAATAAGAACAGCAGTAGTTAACAATGCTGGTTCTGAAGCGACTTCAATCGTTACATGGGCAGACACAGTTACACGTTCTACATACGCAGTTGCAGACAGCGGATGGAAATATCAGTACGACAAATACAATGACGCATATGTTTATGTACCATTGAATGCTGACACAGCAGGTTGCATGGCACGTAACGATTTGAATCGTGAGCCATGGTTGTCTCCAGCAGGATTCGCCAATGGACGTATTCAAAACTTAGTTCGTTTGGCTTACAACCCAAATCAAGCTGACAGAGATACATTGTACAAAGCCTCAATTAATCCAGTTATCACGCAAGTTGGCCAAGGTACAGTTTTATTTGGCGACAAAACATTTACATTGAAAAACA